TTCTTTCTTTAGGTTTTTGCTTTTTGATGTTACAAATACTTCATTCTGATTTATTAGGTTAATACCATATACAATAGAATCTCTGCCTTTAGTTACTGGATAAACATCTACTCCACTTAGTCTTATTTCTGCTATTGATTTAGGCTCTGCTGAATCTGCATAAACATAACAGTCAATATTATTGTTCTTTATAAAATTGGATATGTCTCTATTTAACATTCCTGTTTTGTAAAGCACTTCATCAAATATGTAGCTATCGTTGTATTTGTATAGTAAGCACATAGCAGAACTGTCTACAGAATAGCCAAAGTCTAAACCAGCACAAAGCAGTCTAGCTTCTTCTGGTATCATGTCAATCTCTTTCCAGTCTGGAATGCATGCACCTTCTAAACTTCCTACTTCACCATCTAAATAAACTCTACACCAATTCTTCCAATAGCTAGAAGTCTTTGCTTTTACTCTTGCTTTTTCTAATTCGTTTACTATTGACTCTGGTAGTGATTCATTGTCTTTGTAAGTAAGTGTGATAAAGTCTGTGTCAGATTGACCTATTAATTCTTTGTCTACCCAGAATAAAGAAGTTGGATTATAATCTAGCCAAATGTTTTCAGATGTTCTTATGCTTAATTCTTGATAGCTGCTAAATGGTACATTGTTACACTCATTGATATAGAGGTCTGTTCTTCTAGCTCCACTTAGTTTGTCTGTTTTATCAGTAGAAAAAAACTCTATATAAGAACCTGTGCTAAATTCGTATTTTAAAGTACTTCTATTAAATTGTTTCTCCTTGTACCTTCTTAGACCTTTCATAATAGCTAAAAAGTCTTTTAAAGCACCTCTACGTAAATGTGGTATAGATTCACTAACTATACTTATTTCTTTGTTCTCGTGTCTTATAGCATAGTCTATTAGAATACAAAGTATTGCTATTGTCTTACCAGCACTTGATCCACCTCTAACAATCTTAGTTCTTTGATTAAGTTTTCTTAACCTTTTAACTGCTGTGGTTCTTTCTGGTATCATCTAATCTATAAACAGTGGCAAGTCTTGGTTTACTGTTATGTCTGCTGTTGTTCTTTTGGGTTTCATTAATCAATAAACAATGGTAATTCTTTATTTACTGTTATGTCTTTTGTTTCTTTTGGTTTTCCGTAGTAGTAGCTCATGTATAATTGCACAAATTGATATTGTCCATTCTCTAAACCTTTTTTAAGTGCATCCATTGCTAGATCATGTAAAGGAGTTAGTTTTTCTATTAACTCTAACTCGTCTGCTTTTGGCTTTCTTCCAGCTCCTTCTCTTTTTCCACCATTGTTTTTTCTATTGTCCATAATTGAAAAAGATTGATTAATCAAATATTATTTCTTCATTAGGAAGTGGTACATCTACATTGAACCATTCTTTTAAAAAGTCTCTACATTGTTTATGAAATACTTCCTGTTTAGTGGTTGTATTTTCTGTTGATGAAGTAGGGACTTTGATTACTTCACTTGTTTCTGGATTTATCTTTTCTTCATATAAGAATAAAGACTTATACAGATTGTGAGCTTTCTCTACGTCCCATATTTCCCCCCATTCATTTTCAACAGCTTGTATAGTCATAGGAATAACAACACCAAAGTAATAAGCATTCTGTTGGTTGCTTCTATGGTTTGTTTTCCTTTTCACTATTATTTCAATTTCTTTTCCTTCAAAGTTTTGTACAGCTTGTTTGACTTTAGCTCTATTTCTAATTAGTTTGCCATTAACAACTTTTGATATTACTTTGATTTGTTTCAAGATCCGCAGCTAATACATTCTTGATCATCTATATCACAACTTCTTTCTGGTTCTTTCTTTGCTTTCATAATGACTTGCCTAATCTTGTCTCCAAATTCTTGGTTGTTAGGTGTCATGCTGTGTATAAAATATATTTGATTTACTATGTCATCTGCTGTACTCATGCTTCTCTTTTTCTTTAAATATTTTACTTAATTCTTGTTTGTGTTTAGTTAGGTATGCTAGTAGTTTTGCTTTGGGTTGTTCTCTAACTTTCCTGTTCATATGCTTTATATAATTTGTTTAATGTGTTGTATAATTCTTTTACGCATGAGCCACAAGAAGAAGATTGTTTGTTTGCTTCAAACACTCTGTTGTATATCTCTAGCATTTTGTGTTGTTCGTCTCTGCTAATAACTTGTCTTGGTACTGACATGTAATTATGTAGCCAATTGTATTCTTCTTCTACTAAGCAGTTTTGTTTTGTAGTGTAAGGAAACAATGAATTTAGTTTAGCTCTGCGTTCTTCACATCCGCAGTCTTCTCCAGCTATCCATTTAACTACTTTTTTAATTCCAGTAGCTGTAGTAATTTTATCAATTGTATCTCCTAAACCTTTACTTTTCATTTTTGATTTGTTTTCTTATTTCTTCTTTACATTCTTTAACAGTTTTAAATACTGTCTTGTAACTTATCTTCGTGGCATTAGATAGTTTTCTAATAGATCTAAACTCTTTGCTATAAAGCTTAAAAAGCTTCTTGTGAAACCATTGAAAATTTTCCACAACACCATCAATTTTTTCATAAAACTCTGCTGCACTTTCTACTTCTTTATCTTCTATATCTGTGGTTAGTGGTGTGCTAGACTTCTCAGAACGCATCATATCAGCAATAATATTTCTAATTCTTAGGTATACTATTGCATAGTTTGGCTGTCCGTCTATTATTATAGTCGTAGATTTTAGCTTTTTGCTCCCTAATTCTTGATAAATTTTTAAATAAACTTCTTGAACTACATCTTCAGCAGTCATAGAATAGTACAAAGGCATCATTCTTTCTGCCATTAAAACCCATGAAGTATGCTTTCTATATAACCTATTTAATATTTCGTCATCACTCATTTTACTAATATTAAACTTGTGGTGTCAGGGTGTTCACCTTCTATCTTACCAGCATATAAAAGAGATTCTGTTAGCTTCCATTTTAATCGCCATAGATCTGTTTCAAATCCTTTAACTTCTATTAGTTCGGTGGTGTTGTCAAAGTTTGTTACTTTAAAGTCTATGTAGTAATTACAGATAAGTTTGCCTTCTACATAGAGCTGTAGTCTGTGTTGTGGTTTGATGTGTTTGATTTCACCAGCTAGTTTTCTTAGTTCTAGCTGTGCTGCATAAGCAGCTTCTTTTTTAGAATGATAGGTTCTGCCATTAAACTTTTGCTTAATAGCCTTGTATTTGTTTCCCCTATTTTGGTATTGTTTTGAGTATGCCATCGCTATTTACGATGACCAAGCAGAACAATTTTATGTAATTAATTTTAAATAGAAAGTATAATTATTTAAAAAGTATCAACAATTTGTCATTCTATTATTATCTGCCATATCCTAACAAGGCATATCCCAAGCACTATTGCTAGTAGATGGGATATGATAAAGCTTATTGTAATTGAATCCATTAAAATGGTAAATCAGATTGTTCATCTCCTACAGGAACAAATCCTTTGGCTTCTTCTTTCTTAGGTGCTTCTGGATTAAGTTGTTTTATACCCCAGCAATCTAAATTGTTGTAGTACTTCCCTTTCCACTCATTGCAGTAGAGGTTAATCATAAATTCAAAAACATATCCTTCTTGTAGTTTTTCTACAAAGTCTGTGTTGTCTCCTTTAAATGTTAGCTTAACATCAGGGTTTACTTTTTGTTCTGTTGTTATTACAACATCTTGTACGAGAAAACCTTTTTCTCCTTTTTTTTCTAAGTCAAGTATTTTCTTGACTGTACCAGTAATTGATCTCATTTGTATTTGTTTTTGTTGTTTATAATCTGACATCCAATGCCATTCTTTTTTTATCATTAAAATCTGTAAGTAATGCCAACTGCTACAAAAAAACCGCCTGTAGCTATGGCTAGTGTATTAGGGTTAAAACTTAGCTTTTGCTTATGCCATACCATGCTAGTAGTGCCAGCAGTCATTAAACTTAATCCACCTATGATTGCTAATTTTTTCATCTAATTCTGTAATAGTGTTCAGGTGCGCCATAGATCCCAGTCTTAGTATCTGTGGTTTTAACTAGCTTTTCTTCTTGCTGAAGGTTGCTCATTGCTCTTCTAATGCTTGTTATTGGAACTTGCTTAGGAAACTTCTGAAGAACTTCTGATGCTGTTAAAGTAGTGTTGCTTTTAAATAAATCATACACTAGAACTTCTTGTGTTTTGTTTTTAGCTTTTCTTTTGTTTACATAATCAATAGCTTGATTTGTAGTATTGAAATAGGTGTTTGAATTTTTCATTTTATTTATTTTATTAATTATTGATTTTATTTTTTTTATCACAATAGTTCATTTCTACCATCAAATACAACTATCATAGAATCGTGCATTCCAGATTTATTTGTAACGTATTCTCCTTTTGTATTTACACCGCAAAATTTTAATCTTTTTTCAATAAACCGAATCTCTTTTTTATTCGGTAGTATATGTTTATGGAATAGCTGTGTACTTGTGCTAACAGGTAAAAGCATTACACAAAGTTTACCTGTCTTACTTTCTTCTATTGCCTTGATTACAAAAGCATCTTTTAACTTTCTACTATAAGGTGGGTTTATAAAATTTCTTTCTTTCCAGTCAATTTCAAGTCCGTTCCATTTTTTAATATCATGCTTATAAGGACAAGGATCGAAGTTAAAATCAAATTCTTTATTCAATTCATAGTAAAAATTTAGTGGTGTAGCCCAATCATCCTTGTGTGATATGTTTCTATTTTTCATTATATTTTTTTATGAATTATGAGCTTGTCTCAGAGTTTCAGCTCTACTTACTCTTTTGCTTTGTTTATTATCAGCTTCTTTAATTTTTTTCTCCCACTCCTTTTTTTGTTCTGCTAGCTTTCCAAATGTTAGATCGTCAATAGTAACAGCTACTTTTTTTCTAGGTTCTGGTGCTGGTGCTTTATAATTTTTCGCTGGTGTAAAAGGAATTTGTTTTTTATCTGGATAAATTGGTTTTAAATATGGAAGTGTGTTATTTAGTACATTCTTCCAATTTTTTATCTTTTTACCATGTGCAGTTCTCCATTTATCTTCTTTCCAAGTATTATACTTTGATGTAAGTGCATGCTCATAATACTGAGCATCCTTATTTTGATAAGCTAGTTTAGTAAACCCATGATCTAAAAATTCTTTAAGTGTGGGTATATATATATCTTTCTTTACATTAACACTATCACTTACACTTACACTATCACTATCAGGTTTTCTGGGTTTTGAAAAAACCTGCTGGGTTTTCTGGGTTTTTGGTCTACCACCTTTTTTACCATTTTCTCTACTTCTTTCTGCTCTATATTCATATCTCTTTAAATCTCTTTTCAAAGACAGTTTAATAGGAGTAAATACTAGATTAATTATAACATCATCTGTTGTTGGATTTTCGTCATTTACATAGCTTAAAATATGCTTAAACAATTCACCAGCTTTTTCATTATCTAACTGCTTTACAGTCTCAATAATGTCTGTATATAGAACAAATGATTTTTTATTTTTTGCCATCAGCTATTATTTTTTTCAAGTAATTTTTAACTCTTAGTAGTTTAGTATGATCGCACTTTAATAGCTCATCATTAATATCTTCTATTGCTTGAACTTTAGGTTGTTCAGAACCTTCTTCTGCAAAATATTTAGCCATGCACTTATCAGCTTTATTTCTAAACTCTTTGTCTCCACTATATAAATCTTTGTATGCATCTTTAGCTATTAAAATTGTAGAGTGGTTTCTGTTTACTATTTCACCAATGTCTTTAAATCCGTTTCTTGTAAACTTCCTAGCCATGAATGAATAAATCTTAATTGCATCTGCTACTTCTCTTACATTAGTTTTTTGTAGCATATCAACACCAGTTACTCTGGTTACTGTAGCAATGATTGATTCTAATTCTTTCCTTTTTTTATACTTAGCAGTCTCTTTGTTGTTAGTTATAATTGTCTTAATGTTTTCTAAAAATTGTTCAGGTGTTTCCATATTTAAAATTTAAAAGGGAGCTTAGTTGCTTGGTCATCTGCTCCCTTGTGGTTTATAATTTTTTTACTGTGATTGAATCTTTTCTATATTTCCAGCTAGGCTTATTAACTAGCTCTCCATCATTTAAAACCATCTGTTCTCCAGATAGCATTGTTGCTCCGTTTTCTAATCCTATAAATGCGTGCTTGAGTTTTTCTTTAAGTGTTTTAAGCTCTGTTTCTTTTTCAGACACTTCAGGCACATTAGAAAAGTCTATAGATCTACCACCATTCCTTTTTTGGATTTCAAAACCATTATTAGTGAAAGGTGTATTGTTAGGAGAATGCAGTTCGCATTTATCCATTGCTAGAGGTTCTATTTGTTTTATAGCTTCGTCAAGAATTTTTCTTAATTCTTTAAGTGTGCAAAAGCTTTCTAGCTCAGAACCTTCTTCTGCTTTGTCTACTAATTCACAAACTATGTTTTCATGTTGTTCTATAGTCTGTTGCCATTCATCAGCATATTTTCTAGCTAACCATTCTGTAGGTACTTGTTCTTCATCTAGTTGGTCTAAGTATGCACCATACTGGTTTTCCCTGTATTGTTCGTAGTCTCTGTCGTGAAACTCTTCAAAAGTTTTCTTACTATATCCCATAAGTCTCTATAATTTTAATTGTTTCTAATACTATTTTGCTTTTCTCAATCTCACCATTAACAGAGTATTCTAAAGCTTTATTAAGTGCTTTGCTAATTCCTGTTTTGGTT